GACTTCATTCATCTGAGAACGTCGCAATTCATAGACATCTCGTCCATGATTAAACCATTCCCGCAAAGCACCATCAATATTGTCTGCCGCCAGTTTTTCGCGAGTATTCGCTGTTGATTTAAGGTTAGAGTGCAAACTCTTGAAAATGGAATTTTCATCAAGTGCACCCATAACATACCCCGTCTCAGCACAGAATACATTCTTTCGTTTAAGAAAGTCAGCATCCTTATCGTGCATAAACGGAGTAGGTGTAGATTCCTTATCTGGCATAGTGAACTTCATATCATGTTCTTCAAAGAATTTGGCCACATACAAATGATTAAAATCATCATGACCTTTCTTCACAGAACCTTTGACATCATCACCATACGTCATCAACTTGCAAATATTACGGAACGGAACGTCAGTTTTGAGCGATCTCAGATTAAAATAAGCACAACGGAATAACAGTGAATTAACAACTGAATTAATATAAACCGTCAAATTCTGCCCCGAAGGGTTAGAACCAATATGCTGAATAAGATCTCCATTATATGCCATCACAGGATAACAGATGTCAGTAGCGATTCCTCGCATAATTAAAACATCTTCATCACTGTAACCACATTGTTTAGCGATCTCAATCAAAATCCGAAAAGCTGAAAACATAACTTGGGCAGGCATACGCAAATCATATTTGCTATAGTCTCCGGCTAAAATTCTGTCTTCTCCAAAATGGCGCATGTGATTGCCGAGCTCGGCCCAATCCGGGCCCATGCAATTAACACCAACCGCGCATTCAGAAAGCGCGGGGAACAAAGACAGAATTCTAGCAATGGGAAGATAGTACATTCGAGTCAACATTTGCAGCACAATAGGGGCTGCCTGAAAAACGCGAACTTTATCTTTGTCCAACTTCGTGGGCTCGTCCTTCAAGCAAGCCCTAAAAGTAGGATAATAACGTTCACCAGCCTTGTAAGCTGAAATAGCGACGTCAAATTCTTCCCAAAAGATACTATCAAGTTCCGCAGGACAATTGAAACCCTCAAAGGCATCAGGATCCAAATAAGTAAGAAAATTCTTCTTCGGACCTGAAAGAGGGAATCCAACTGATGTATTGGGAGGCATTTTGTCAACAAACTTTTTGCCATCAATACCGCAAACTGTCTCCATACGAGATAAAGGTTTTGTGCCTTCTCGCAATGAAGTGTATTCAGAGAGCAGCGACTGGAAAGGTGCCAAGTAATCTTCAACCGCACGGGCCAGAAGATCCCCTTCAATTCCAAAAGATGGGTAACAAGAATGTGTTAAAGAGGCTTCCCAAGGGTCAACCTTACGAAACTTAGGGGCTCCCCATTGATTTGGGACTCCGCAAACCGCCTTAACATTTTTGGAAATACAAGAGGTGACTACATCTGAATAATAAGTAGCACGACCTATACATGATCCAAAAATCTTAATGTTTGGGGACTTGTCCTCATCAATAGGCAATCGTCGCAAAGGACTCTTCTCATGAATAGAAGGCCCTTCGAAAAATTGAATTCCATATTTCTCGGTTTCAAAGGTACCACAACTGGCACCCAAAAGAACTCCTGGTAAATCTTCTAACTTCTGTACTGCGTCATCGATCTGAGATCGAAGAATAGTACCAGCACAAGCTTTGGATGTATCAGTAATTCCTCCAAGGTGAAAACCAAGAAAGAAAGGTGATTTAGTTTCAGAAACTAGGGGAGACATACAAAATCCAACACGTGTATTAAAACGCAATGAATATTGTCCTCCAATAAAGTTCATAAAACCATTTGTCACCTTCTTAGGGTAAAATAATGTTGGCGAACGACGAATATTGCCAATATGATCTTTCCACAAAAATTCTGCTGGAGTATTCGCAGTAGGGTATTCCATAGGGAAGAAATCACGAAGATCCTTCCAGGAACCACCATTAGGAATCCAGACTAAACTGGCATCCATATACGGAATATCAACAGAATGCTTACGAGACACATAAGACTGAAAATTCCCGCCAACTAGATCCGGAGAATGTCGCGTGAATTTACACAACATATTCTCCTGTTTCCAAGCGTGGCGGGGAATTAGAGCAATATTAGAACACACAAAAAATGCATCAGTTCCATAGCTCTTTCCATCTGCCTCATAAGACATAAATGTGGTGTTACCTTCTGCAACGTGCTTCAAATCAGAAAACGTAGTAGTTTTACTCCGAATTGAAACAGGAACAGGAGTAACATGCAAATTTGCCCAATTCAGTTCTTCTGCAATAGTTGCTGTCAGGTCCTTTGCATCTCTTTCCTCAATTTCCATCGAGGTGGGATGCATCATACCTTGGGTTGAGAAAATTTGACGTTTTCTCTGCACTTTCTTAACAAGTAAATACAAACCAGTTAGAATAGTACACCCAGATAGCAAATAAGCAATCTTACGCTTCCTTTCCAAAGGAATAATCCTATCATGAGTACGTGTATTAACAATAGACTCCATGAGGAGTTCAGTTTCGGTACGCCATGTATATATGCAGGAAGCACAACATAGTAATCCGAAAACACAAATAAATGTACAAGTGAAAG